GAAATGAATTTAACTGACGAGCAAATACTAGAAGCTCTTTACGAAATAATTACAAAATCAAATAACTAACCAATATTTCTATTATATTAAAAAAGAACACACTATGGATATTAAAGAAAAAATATTAGTCGCATTAGGACTAGACAAAGAGCCAGTTAAAATGGCTTGGCAAGCAAAAACAGAAGATGGTACAATACTAACATCTACAGCAGATGAATTAGCTTCTGGGGTGGATATTTCCGTTTTGACCGAAGATGGAACTACAATACCTTTACCAATTGGAACTTACAAAACTGATACAGGGGTATCTTTCAGGGTTGAAGAAGAAGGGGTTGTTGGCGAAGTTATGGAAACTGAAACGGAAGAAGAAGTAACTCCAAAAGAGGAAATGACAGAAGAAGTAAAAGAAGAAATGGCAAAAGAAGATGAGAAAGAAGATGATTACGAAAGCGAAGCAGAAGAAACTGACTGGGCTAAGACTTATGAAGAAATGAAAGAAAAAGTTGACAACCTAGAAGACGCTATTGCGGACATCAAAGCTAGATTAGGAGAATCAGATACAGAAGATGTAGAAATGTCAGAAGAAACTACAGAGGAAGTTGAAGATAAACCTAAAACAGTTACTACAAAAACTACAGAAGTAGTTGAATTTTCAGCAGAGGAAATTGAAGCAATAAAAAAACTGAAAACTGAAAACGAAAAACTAAAAGCAGAATTAGCAGCACAACCTGCTGATGTAGCTTTAAACACAAATAAATTTAGTTCAGAAAGAAAAGAGCTAAGTAAAAAAGAATACAAAAAACTTTCTACACAAGAAAGAATTTTATATAACTTAAATAAATAATATTAATAAATAAAAAAAAAATTATGGCTTTTACAGTAAATTCAAATTATGCAGGAAAAGCGGCAGGCTTTTTCATAGCACAAAGTTTAAAAGAAGCAAAATCATTAGAATATTTAACAATGATTGAAAACGTGAAATATCGTAGTAACCTACAGGTTATGGGTAACTCAGGTTTAGTAGTTGACGCTACTTGCGACTTTAATGACGCAGGTACTTTAACTTTAACAGAAACAAAATATATTGAGCCAAAAAATCTACAAATAAACGTGGATTTATGTAAGGCTAACTTGCTCAGTAGCTTTGAAGCTCAAAATATGAGAGCAGGGGCAGGCTCACCACCATCTGCAAGTTTTGACGAATATGTTATATCTTACTTAGGGGAGATTATAGCACAGGCTACAGAAGAAAGTATCTGGGAAGGAACAGCAGTTGCAGGTAAATTTAACGGATTCTTAGGCGCAGCTACAGGTTACTTATTACCAGGTGTAGACGCTACAGTAATTCAATCTTCTGCTTCTGGTGCTTATACAGCAGCTAACATTATAGCAAACTTACAGACTTTAACAACTGATATGGCTGCTAATGTTCCTGCAATTTTAGGAAAAGAAGATTTGCATATATATATGAATAATAAAACTTATGCTATGTATATTTCAGCAGTATCTACATTAGGATATGTAAATGCTTACAACATGAATGGCGACTATGAGCCTGTATTTGAAGGTTACAAGATAGCAGTTTGTCCTGGTATGGCAGACAATCAATTAGTAGCTGCTCAAAAATCAAATATGTTCTTTGGAACTGATTTACTTTCAGACGCTACAAGAATACAATTACTTGATATGTCTAACCTAGACGGTTCAGATAATATTAGAGTAGTAGCTAGATATTCAGCAGGTGTTCAGACGGGAGTTGGTGCTGATATTGTAAGACAATCATAAACAAAATAAATTTACGGAAGGGTGTAAAAGCCCTTCCTTAACCTCTAAAAATTAAAAATTATGGCATGTACGGCATTAACGAAAGGTAGAGGTCTTGATTGTAATAGAATATCAGGTGGAATAAAGTTTATTTATTTTGCGGTCTATGACCAAGTAACCTCAATACCAACAGCAAACGGAGAAATTACTGATTTGGAAATGGGTAGTAACAGTTTATATAGATACACAATGCCTTTAGGTGTTGCTAGTCTTACAGATACTATTACTGGTTCGCGTGAGAACGGAACTATTTTTTATACACCTACAGTAAACATTATACTTAATCGTCTAACCAAAGAAGACCAAAATCAGATTAAACTTCTCGGTGCGACTAAGGTAATCATATTTGCACAATTGAATCAAACAGTAACAGCTACAGGACATGACGTTATAGTTTGTTTAGGTAGTGTAAATGGAATGGAATTAAACGCAGGAACAATGGATTCAGGTGCAGCATTTGGGGATAGAAACGGTTACACTCTTACCTTTGACGGTTTAGAGCAACAACCTTTCCAATTTGTACCAGATTACACGACTAACCCATTTGATAACGGGGCGTTTACATTAGGCGGAGTTGTTTCTTCCTAATTAGTAGAATTATAAAATACACTTTTCACTTTAATTAGTGTTTTCATATTTTCTTGATTAAGACAGCTTTTTAGCTGTCTTTTTCGTTTATAGGCAAATAAAAACGCTTTATTTCTATTATATACTGTATGATACAAGCAACTACAGAAACAAACATAGGCGCATACGTTTGCGTAAAAGACAATTTAAGCGGTGTTCAAACAGATACGAACAAGATAAGATTCTTAGTAAAGTTTACTAATGACCTAGACGGTTCAGTTGCGTATGCTTACGCAGCAACGGCAGAAATAAGAGAAAGATACACTATTTTGTTATTTACTTATGAATCAGTATTAGCTAGTGTAGATTTGTATAATAGCGAAATACACTTACTGCCTGCAGGATATTGGAAATATGAAGTTTACGAAGTTACTTGGGTTGGTACAGTTACAGTAGCTAAAAACTTTGCACCATCTACAGAATCGGAAGTATTAAGTCCTGCTGCTGATAATAAAGGTGTAGTGCAGGGATTAGTAACAAAAGGTAAAATGTACCTAGCTGAAAAATCAGGCACAGAACAAGTACAATTTACAGAATATACACCAACAGCAACAGATAATTATATATATTACGGACAATAAAAATTTAAAAAATGCCAATAGATAACGACAATCAATTATTAAGAGAAACACTAGGAAAAAATAGATGTGATGTTATTACAACTACAGCTATGACAGGTAAAAATTATTATGCAGTACACTTTCCTATTACAAGTACAATAAGCAGTATAGCAGCAGCAAACGCAACTACAGCAACAGGTTCAGCAATAGCTAACCTACAGACTACTATGCCTGCAGGAACAACAATTTTCCTTAATGTAACAGCAATAACCCTGAGTGCAGGTTTAGCGTTATGTTACTATGAAGATGTAATATAATGTTAGCACAAAGATTAGGTAATTCAATAAACTCTACAGACGCTTGGTACCCTACAGACGAAGTAAGTTTACAGGCGTTTTGGGAATTTAAAAGAATAGGTAGTGCAAATGTAGCCAATGTAGAAACTTGGTTTGATACATCGGTAAACAGTAGAAGAATAACGCAAGCTACCGCAGCAAATCAGCCTTCTTATACAGCAGCAACAGGTGCAGTTACTTTTGACGGTAGCGACCACTTATCTACAGCTTCTTCTTTTGCAGTTACAGGAACTTTTACTATAGGTTTTAGGTTATCTTTTGACGCTTTGTCTAATGAAGTTTTATTAGCTTCAAATACATCTGCAAATAACTTTATAAGGGTAGTTGACCTAGATACTATAAATTTAAAATTTGGTGGTACTTTAGGTACTATCGACTTTAATGACGGAACAGATTTTGCTACAGACGGTACAAAATATTCAGTTGTAGTAGCAAGAGATAGTTCAGATGACGTTGCAGTTTGGATAGATGGTGTTAAACAAACAGATACAGTTACAAAGTCTGGAAATTTTATTATAGATACAATAGGCGTAAGAGCAACAGACACTAACGACTTTGAAGGAAATATGTTTGAATGTATTGTTTTTAGTGATTATAGCACTACATTAGTAACTGAAGTAAATACAAGACTAAATAGCTTATAATATGGAAAACTTATTAAATATATCGTTAGAAACATCAACAGCCCCTATAATTCAAGAAGTTAGGGGTCGGGATTATATAGAGTATGGAACAGATGACTGGAGAAACCTCTATCCTCAGTTCCTTATTGACCTTTACTACAATTCCAGTACCCATGCCGCAGTCGTTAATTCTACGGCAGAAATGATAGCAGGCGAGGACTTAGTAATTACTGACGAATACGATAGCTTAGATACTTTTGTAGCTTTAAAAAAGTTTATGGCTAATGTTAATAGTAAAGAAAGTTTACATCAAGTAATAAAGAAAGTTGCTTTTGACTTTAAGCTACAGGGTGCTTACGCTTTGCATATTATTTGGAATAGAGAAAGAACAGCTATTGCCGAAGTCTATCACGTTCCTGTAGAAAGAGTAAGAGCAGGGCGACCAAATGAACTAGGGCAAGTAGATACATATTTTATAAGTGCTGATTGGTCTAATGTAAGAACACATAAACCTTATCCTATTGCAGCTTTTAATACTAAAGACAGAACGTCTGCTAGTCAATTACTATACACAGGTTCTTATAGCCCAAATATGGACATCTATCATACGCCTGATTACCTAGCAGCTTGTAATTGGTGTTTAGTAGACCAGAAAGTTGCTGAATTCCACCTTAACAATATAGCTAATGGTTTTGCAGGGTCGTACTTTATTTCTTTTGCAAATGGAATACCTACTCAGGAAGAACGTTTCCAAATAGAAAATAGCATAAAAGAAAAATTTACAGGCGCAGAAGCAGCAGGTCGTTTTGTACTTACATTCTCTGACGATAGAACAAGAACACCAGAAATAACGCCTATCAGTATGTCAGACGCGGATAAGCAGTATTTGGCACTCCAAGAACTCCTAGTCCAGAATATCCTGTCAGGGCATAGGGTAACGTCTAAGACACTTATGGGTATAGATAGTACTAATGGGTTCAGTTCTAATACAGATGAGCTTATAAACGCTGCAAACTTTTACCAAAATACTGTCGTTAGACCATTTCAAATAAACATCTTATCAACTTTACAGACAATATTTGAAGTAAACAATATAAACTTACCTGTAGAATTCGTACAGCTTAAACCAATCACAGTACAGTTTGATTCTAAAACTATACGGGAAGTTATGACACAAGACGAAGTAAGAGAATCATTAGGATTACCACCGTTAGATGAAGACGAAGATACTGTTGAACAAGACGTAAAGTTAGCTAAGGTTGGTTCTATGATTACTGACGGTAAAGAATTACCTTTATATGAAACAATAGAAGAAGCAGAAGCAGAAGCTAAAAGGTTAGGTTGCGAAGGTTATCATGAGCATACGCAAGACGGTAAGACTTATTACATGCCATGTAAAGACCATGAAAGCATTAAAAATATTGACTTAATACATAAGCAAGAATTTGAAGCGTTTTTAGATTCTTTAGAAGATGTATCTGACGAATGGGAATTAGTAGAAGAAGAAGTAGTTGACGGTGAACATCAAGAATTTG